CGCACTTATGTTCGTGCGGGATCTCTGAATGATCAGTGTCTACTATATTACTCTCTGGGTGAGCCCAGTCAACTGTAAAAAGATAGGCACCTGGATGCCATTTTTTATCTTTTCCTATATATTTTCCTGATTGTCCATCTAGGATATCAAAAGAAGTGACAGCAGGATAGTAACTAAAGCAATTCCAAAGCTCCAGCTCATCAAGTCTATATCTAGGAACTTGATCTGCTCTAAATCCTCTTTGAATGAACGCGGAGATAGGAAGGCGATAAAAGACTGCACCATTTTCCATAATCGCGTGGAACAAAATCGGTCTACCAGTGATCGAAGCCAGCCCAAAAATAATGCAATCTTCAACTTCTCCATGATGATCTTCAAGATCGTAGAGATATTCTCTCTTGATCTGTGAATACATCACAGGAACGTTNGCATTTAGATAGGCCATGCATAAATTATTTTACTAAAGCGATTATNGCAATAACAACNATGACTACACCAATAGATATTTTCTTATTAGCTTTAGCCCATGTTATTACTTTTTTTATATGGTCCATAGTTTTCTCCTATTTTTATTTTATTGTACCCCAATTTTTTCCCTTTTTACAGTTAACTTTGTTAGGGATCAACAATTTTATTGCTTTTTCCATAGTTTCCTTGATGATAGATGCTTTTTTTTCACTGTCAATGGATAAACATAGCTCATCGTGAATTTGTATATGTGGTACAATACCTTTTTCATATAATAACACCATTGCCTTTTTTGTCATATCTGCCGCTGATCCTTGTATCAATCTGTTTAAAGCTTTATAAGTAAAGGCAGCAGTAAAGTAATTAGTAAAGTATTGCTCCCTTTCCTTTTCCGTGTGTTCCTCTATTTTTTTCTTAGACTTTGAATTAAATAATTTTTTAAACTCTTTGTCTGCTTGTTCTTTGGTTAAGAGTCTAGGAGTTATCCATTCTCCTTGATAAGAAATTGTATCATCTTTGTTTTTAATTTCTTTAGCTTCAGGGTCCCACTCTTTAAATTTACGTTCATTATTATCCCACTTTTTGTTAACATTTTCATATTTATCAAACCTACAAAACCTATCTTCAAGAGTGAAAATTAATTTGTTATCCTTAGCAAAATATATTAGATTATCTGATAATTCTTTAACAAAAGGAACTTTTTCATGATAAGTATCAAATAATTTTTTTGCTTGAGCTTTATCTAGATGAAGTTCTTGTTGTAATTTACCTTTACCCATACCGTAGAATAAACCAAGATTAATAGTTTTAGCTTGTTCTCTTGGTATGTGTGCCATTTCAGCTACAATTTTATGAAAGTCTGCTTTATTATTATTAAATTTATCTCCTAGTTCTTTTGTTTCTGATAGTTTATGTTTGATAGCGTAATGAACAACAATTCTTGGTTCTTGTTGCGAGTAGTCAAAACTACCCCACTTGTGCCCATCTTCAGGTATAAATAACTCTCTCATTTTTTTACCCATATATCCTTTCGCTGGAATCTGTTGTAAGTTTGGATTGCTCATAGAAAATCTTCCGGTGACCGTCCCTCCTTGATCAGATCTAATCTGATTTATATCTGCATGTATTCTTCCATTATGAATGTATCCTTTTAATCCTTCAATAAAAGTATTTACAGCTTTGTCAGCTTCTCGGGCTTTCGACACCATTCTTAAAAATCTATTTGAATGTGTTTTTAAATAATCTTTTGGAAGTTTAGGCATTCCAGATTTAGGAGTCTTTTCATAGTTTGTTATTTTTTGATTACGTAATAAATCTTTTATAGAGTTTGCAGCCCACAATTGAAGAGTTATTCCAGTGTGTTTTTTTATTATATTTAAAAGATTGTCTCTTCTAAATCTTAATTTTTCTCCAAGACTTTCAAGTTTTTGGGTATCTATTCTAACTCCATTTTCTTTCATTTCAACTAAACAAGGAAATAATCTTGTTTCTAATTCAAAAATCTTTCTACAAGTTTTTTTTTCTTCATGTACTTTACCGTTTTTATCTTTAATTTTTTTAATGTATAATACTTCGTCTAATTTTTTATCAAACAACTCCCATAATCTTAAAGTTAAATTAACGTCTTGTTTGGCATATTCTTTTACTACTTTAGATGGTAGTTTGTGCATGTTAGACATAGGATCTTTTTGCATACCATTTGACCATGTAAAAGTTTTTTCTTGCAGATCATATTTATATTTACTGTCGTCAAGATAGTCTTTAGATAAATTATCTAACGAATATTTAAATCTATTTTCATCAATTACAGACGCGGCAATCATCGTATCGACAATACGACCTTTTATTTTCTTACCGGTGACTGCTTGAAGCCAACAAACATCATATATTGCATTATGAAATACTTTTGTAATGTTTTCATTCTGTAAAAGTTTTTTATTTATTTGATTCCAAAACTCTTCAAGTTCTTCTCCTTCCACAGTAGTGTCAGAGTGATTTAATGGAAAATAAACCGTGTCTTTACCTGTTGCAACAGCAACTCCAGTTATAAAACCATCACCTTTTATTGCACCTGACCCTTTTGTTTTTAAGTTAGGATCATATGTTTCTATATCAATAGCTACTGTATCTATACCTTTTAGATCTAAATCTTCTGGAGTATTACACATCATTTATTTCCCGTGAGTTTGATTTTTCTTTGTCAGGATAATCTCTTTCTATTGCCATCTGACAGTAATGAATTGCTTTTTCCAAATCTTTCTTTTGTCCTTTCTGCTTGTGTCTACATAAATATTTTATAGCGTTGCCTTCGGCAAAGGGCAAATTATTTTTATTGATAAATTCTGAAGGTTGTATAATCATGTTTTTATAATGATCTCCTCCAATTTGTTTTTTATAAACATCACTCATTATTCTAAATAATATCTTCTGTTCGCTTGTATTCCAGCTAAAGACAACCTTCCGGGAGAAGAACTCCCTATGCTCCAACAATCATTCCTCCCTCTACTATAAGCCGTGTAAGCTAATCTTAGTGGTTCATCTCCACGTTCTGTATAATAAACTGATAAATCAACTATCCCATTATCAAAAGTTAAACCTTTAACTTTGTGAATTGTGTCATGTTGGACTCTAGGCATTCTTTCCGTGTCCATTCCATTAGCTAAAACTTTTTTAATAAAAGGTATTTTAGGAATTAAATCTTTGTAGGTTAAAACTTCTGAAAAATTTTGATATTTTTTAGTTTCAGGAACAATAAAACCCCTATCTATTAACTCTTGAATATTGTACTCTTTATCAATTAAATCTTTTTTTAAAGTCTCAACAGAACCTTTACCACGAACTTTTACTAATTTACCCATTAAAGGCCAGTAATCCATTATTTGTCTTTTTGAAACTTTGTCATTTAAAAAATTTTGCCACGTTTTAAAACACCTAAAATGTCCCCTGGAGACGTGAGGGTGGTCATTTGATACAAGTTTATAATCAATACCATTTTTTTGAAGAAACTCGTTTATCTTTTTGTGAGTAGGGTTTCCCCTGTATGTGAACAAAAAAGTTTCATTTGTGTTTAATATTTTTTCAATTAAAATGTCACTTGCTATACATGATTGATCTAAACTAGGAATCCAATATGATTTTCCTATTATTTCTTTAGAATTAGGATCATTAGGGTTTTCTTTTGCTGGAGTCCAGACTCTTTCTGCATAAACACCCCATTTTTTCCAGACAGGTAATATTATCTTTTTACATATTTGATTTATAGTCCTACCACATCTTAAACCTTCAGTAAGTTCATTAGCCTTTGACTCTTTTGTGCTTGCTAATTTATAAAAATAATTTGGGATCTGATCCAGCATATTCATGAATAGTTTGATCTGCATCACCTACAAAAATAAATCTTTTTGCAAATGTAGCCGCTTTTTGCAAAGCTTTTATTTGAGGTTACTACAATCTTGAGCTTCGTCTACTATTAAAATATCTATATCGGTTGGAATTTCTGCATGGAAAAGAAAATTATCTATCATATCTTCAAAAGATAATTTTTTATGGTCTTCTCTAAACTTATCATATTTCGTTTTTAATTCTTTTAAAGTATGTAATTTATAAGGCTCATATCGGTGTGGATCACATACTGTCCAGTAGGCATCGAAAGTTAACTCTCTTCCATGTGCATGAGAACTAAATTCATAAAGCGGATGCTTTTCCCATGACTTGGGTTTATTCCAAAACTTCATTTCTATATTTTCACTACAAAACTTTTCATGTTCTTTTTTTTCATACTTTTGTAAACGTACATACTCTCCTCTAAAATATGAATGTATAGTACAAATCTGGTC